CACCAAACCGGAAGGTGCAGTGCTCGCGAGGATAGAGGCATGTGCACGAGGTCCAAATCAAGTGTTGCCCAGTGACGACAAGTATGCAAAGGTGTATTCCAACGTTGAGCTTGACGTACCACAGGCGGCAGCTACCACCACCTTGATGCAATTGGAGAAGAAGGTGGATCGCAACCTGCATGTGATGACCATTAAGGACAAAGATGGAAAGATGCTATGGGGAAATGCGTTCCCAATTGGACGGGCGTGTTGGATGACTTGTGCGCACTATTTCACAGATGGCACGTATACTGTAGAGCTAAGGACTGCCCCTTGTTTGGGGGTTAAGAGATTTCGAGCAACAGTGAACCAGGCTAATATGTGGAAAATTCCTGAAAAGGACTTGTGCGTTATCTACATGCCAGAAGGAGGCTGTACTACAGATTTTATGAAGTACATGCCAATGGAACCTGTGGACCTTGCTGATTTTGAGCAGAAGCAAATATATGTCTATCATGCCTTTCGGGATATGGCGTTTGGAAACCCGGAGGAGCATCGAGGGCCATCTGAGTATAAATTGACCACTCAGAGCAAGAAATCTGCTGACAAGCTGGTTCCAGGAGTCGGATATCAGGAGTTCATGGAATATGAAGCGGAAACACATGCGGGCATGTGCGGCTCAATGGTGTTTACTGCTACGCGAAGTCCGGCTCTTGTTGGAGTCCACTTTGCTGGGAGTTCCAAGAAGAAAATTGGCGCCTGGTTGCCCATTTCGCAGAGTGACCTAAATGACTGTCCTTTTTTCAAGTCAGGCATCCAAATTACAGAGGAAGCTCCCTTTCCAATGAAACATCTTGGTGTTGATATCCACGTGACCAAAGATGTCCATCCTTTCAATCCTGTTCACTACTTATCTGATGAGCAAGTGAATATGAATGTGATAGGCCAGCACGACAAACCATTGTCGAGATTCAAATCCGATGTTGTAGAGTCTCCTATGCTTCCACTTCTAAAGCAGGAACTTGGATATGAGCCAACACATTGTAAGCCGCCATCAGGCGCTGTGCGTCCCTCACGACACCTCCACATGGAACTTGGATCTTCCAATACCACACACCTTGACCCTTTGTATTTGAATGTCGCCTATGAAGACTTCAAGGCAAAGCTACAACCTTTGGTGACCTCAGAGATTTTTCGAGAACATGTTCACAACTTGTCTCTCTCTGAAGCTTTGAATGGTGTGCCTGGTGTCAAAGGGTATGATCCGTTGAACCCTAAAACATCAATTGGATGGCCTCTTAATGGACCTAAGTATCGATTTTTCGAAGAAGGGGGAGAGGCACTGGAGAATGGCATCAATACCCACAGGTTTGTGACAAAACGAATCAACGACAATGGAGATTTGGAGCTGATCTATGAACTGCGCTTTGATAAAGAGAAGTTCGATTTTGAGGGTAACCTGGAGGAATTTTTGGAAAGATGCGTGCAAGGAAAACGCTCCTATACTGTATTTCGAGCCAATTTGAAAGACGAAGCTATCACATTTGCGAAGGCTGAGGCTAAACGTATTCGCACGTTCGCAGGCGCTAATGCTGTGCTTGTTGTATCTGCACGGATGTTGACCTCTACGCTTATTCAAATGATGATGACCTATCCTACAATGTTTGAGACAGCAGTTGGAGTTGATGCCGTCGGGAAGGATTGGGGATTCTTCCGTGAGTACCTAACACAATTTGGTGAAGATCGTGTTGGTGAAACGGACATGCCCAAATTCGACCTGTTAGCACAAAGCCCTGCAGGATTGAAGAAAGCCTGGGATTTGGTTGATTGGTGTCTAGCACACACGGATAGAAATGTTGAATCTGAGAAAGCTTTGCATGCCATAGCAACTGAATGCGTTTACCCTGTATATGAGATTGATGGCTTGCTTGTTGAATTTCTAAACTCAGGACCTTCGGGTCATGGCATGACGGTGATTATCAATGGCTTGTTGGTTTCTCTCTTGTACAGATATGCCTACTACCAGATGCACGGTGTCACTGAGCTTGGGAAAATTCCTCTCTTCCACAAACAAGTGGCTCTGTTGACATTCGGCGACGATGCTGGATTCAATGTGAACAGAGAGGAGCCAAAGTTCAACCAAATTACCATGGCAGAAGCATTGGAGACTGCAGATGTTGCCATTACTGACGCTCAGAAATTGTTTCCAACAAACCGTTTCACACACATTGACAAAATGACCTTCCTCAAGAGGGGCTTCAGGTTTCATTCTGCGTTGAACGGCTATGTGGGACCTTTGGTGAAGGATTCCATCTTTAAGTCCCTTGCGTTGACCACTAGGCCGAGGAGGAACCGCCCGGAGTCTGTTGCACAAATTTGTGCTGGAAATCTGGCTGGGGCCCTGACGGAGTTGTTTTACCATGGTGAAGAAGAGTATGATCACTACAAGCCGCTTTTTCAAAAGATTGCGGATCAGTGTATCGATTCTGAAGGCCATAGGGTGAAGGATTTTTACTGCCCGCCTACTAAGGAAGAGATAGTGGAACGATACAACTCTACAACGTGTCGCTTTCCCGAAGCATTGGAGATGTTGGAGCTGCAGTCCGGGCAATTTATTGAGGACTACCGTGAGGTCTTCATGGTTGAGCTGAGTCTAGAGCTCCAATATCGGGCCTTCAAGCAGAGTGGCCGAAGCGTGTTAATCGATCGTTTGAAAAATTTGTTCAGTGCTGAGGCCGTTGCTTTGACATCTAACGAGCGTTGGATACCACGACTGTGTAGTGCTCAGCGACAGACCGAATTGCTGCAAATGTTCCCTGAAGACGTCGCCAGACACATTAATGGTTATCTCACACCAGTTTTTGGCATACGTGTGTATGGGAACAATGATCGGCCATTGGGGTATTGTCAGGA